CAGGCTCCACGGCCATCTTCACCACGTTGCGAAGTTCACCGCGTCCGTCTTTCTCAACATCGATGCGAGCCACGAACTCAATGCCATCGAGCTCGTTGAAGCCTTGAATGCGACGTGCGGCAGATGCTTGAGGAGAGTTGTCCTGGGGCTGGATATTGCGAGATGAGTTCAGGACAGCACGAATGAATGTGCGGCCCATGTTTCCCCAGGCAGGCCCCTTTGAGCTGTGCAAACCAACGTTCGACCACATCTTGCGGCGAGCGTATTCACCGTCCAGGATCACGAACTCGCAGGCGAGGAAGATGCTTCCCGTATCAAAGCTCTGGGTTGCATAGCCCCCCGTCCAGCCTTGAGCTGCATCGTCATGGCCACCCGGCTTGATCGTCATTCGCACCGGAGCCACCGTGCCCTTTGGGATCAGGTCAAATGATTGTTGTTGTTCGGCATCGTTGAAATCGTTCCAAGCGGACATGGTTTACTCCTTGTTGTTTTGAGGTTGGGTTGCTGCTGCGCACTTTTCGATGAGAGCGAGCAGGTTTGGGGGTTCGAGCATTTCGAGCTGGCCCGAACGGTCTTTGGCTGGAAAGCCATAGGGGTTGAGCGTGTGCGTCACGAATGCGCGATAGGGCGCGCCGTCTTCGGCCTTGATCTCGGCCAACGTCACAACTTCATCGACGATGCCGGGCAACTCGGCAGCCGTCTTTGAGCCTTCGATTTGCGGGACGAACACCTTGCGGTTGAAGTCATCGAGGCGCTCGTCCAGGATGGCCACGAACACAACGTGCTTGCCGCGAGCGTGTTGCAGATGCATCAGCGCACCGAGCATCTCGCTACCCAAAAGGCCATAGGCACCACGGGTGTCGGGCTTGCCTGTGCGATCAGACATCGCCTGAGGCTGTGTCTTGGCCCAGATCAGTGCCAGTCGTGCCAGCACAGTGATGCTGTCAACGAAGTAGCAGTCGTACTTGGTCAGCTGGCTCGGATCACCGTATTGCTCACACACATGCGCGTAGTGCGCCTGCGAGTAGGGAGCTTCCGGGGGCAATGCAGGATTTGGCCCTGCCAAGAACACAACAAGATCACGGAACTCAGGCCAGGTGGTTGGACGAACGCAGTCACCACGCCAGTCTTTGACAGCCAGGTCACCGGCCTCAAGATCGACGAACAGCGTCTTGTCCTCTGGCAGCGTTTTGAGCTGCGTGGTTTTTCCAATGCCGCTCTTGCCAAGAAGAACCAGCTTGACGCCTTTTTTCTCGCGCAGGCGTTGATCAGCGGTAATGATCGGAAGTGCCATCACGCCACCTCCCGCATTTCTTGGGCAACGGTCGGATTCCAGAGAATCTGGTACCCGCTGTGTCCATTGCGCGAATACGGCATGGCTTCCGCCCAGGCCTCACCAATCTCGGTCAACTCCCACTCATCGCGCTCATTGCGCACTTGCAGACCCAAGTTGGCCAGGCGCAGATTGGTGGTCTTTGCTGACAAGCCAACCAGCTTGCCAAGTTGAGTGGCATTCAAGGAGCAGATCGGCTCGTTGGCTGCAGGCAGCGCACGGCGCAATGTCTCAATGGCCAGTCCGGTGTTTTCATGGATGCACGTGAGGGTTGCAGCCATGGCAATGCCTGCTTTCACACCCGGAACTTTGGCAACAGCTTCACCAATCAAGAGCAACGATGTGACACGGTCTTGCGTAGGTGCGGGCAATGCAGCGATTGCGGGCACAGCGTATGAGCCAGTCTTTCGGATAGCAGGCAGGACCTCGTGAGTGACCCAGCGCTTAAAGCGTTTGGCCTCTGCTTTTCGGCTGCCGAGCACCAGAGCGTAGAGACCGGGCTCATTGACCGTGGTCATCTCTTGGACTCCGCCAGGGGTGTGAATTGAGTTCACACCCTTTTCGTCGTCATCGAGTCGCTCTAGTGCCTTGCGATCAAGGCTGATCGTTGACAGCACATCAGCGGCCACAAACCATGGCTCACCTTGTGCATCAGTCACGATGCGCACTTGTCGACCTTCAAAATCAAATGGGGCAAGTTGCTGATTCATGATCAGACCTCCGAGTCAGGGGAAATGTGGAAAGAGGGTTTGCCTGCCTCGACGGTGCGGGCGTCGGCAAACTGCTGTTGCAATGCAGGTGGCCAGTTCGTGTAGCGGGACTCGGGCACAGACAACTTGATGTCGAGGTAGCTCTCGACAGCCTCACCAGAAGCGACGATTCGCTCGGCGATGGTCTTGAGCTTCTTTTGATCCCACGAGACTTTCTTGGGCAGGTCAAACTTGACGTGCAGCCCTTCGGTCTTGACGTGAGAAGTGCCAAAGTCACGGCCAGAGGCATGCAGGCTATCGCGGCCCTGTGCACCAAACCGCTGGTCGAGAGCGCCATCGAGCTTTGCGCGTGCTGCCTTGAGCCAAGCGATCGCCTGATCCAAGTTGGTGTCGACTTCGACCAATTGCTGCGCAGGCAAATTGGCAAGTTGTGTGACGGACATCTCGGCGATGTCGGCGGGGAAAATAGACAAATCGTTCATGTCATCCTCCCTTCACGCCATGGCCCGCTCAGACGTCGAAACGTGCAGAGCGTTGTGTTCGAAATCGAATACGCCTTCGAGCGGGTAGCTCACGCGTTTAGACAATTTCAGGTACTTGGGGCCACGACCTTCACAGCGCCAGCGTTGAAGCGTTTTGGGGCTGATGCCCCAGCGCTGGGCCAGTTCGTTTTCGTTGAGCACCCGGCGATCTCCGGGTGACAGGGTGTTGATCGCCTCTTGGGTCGATCGGGTGAGTGCGGTTGCCGTTGCTGGCATGAAATACTCCTTTGACGTTGTTGAGGAACAGGTGTCATTGGAGATTTCGGGTGGCGAACATACGAGGGACCAATTGGCGAACCATGCGAAAACTTCTGGTTCGCCAATGCCCTGCCACAAATGAAAACAGCGAGCACTTGGCTCGCCGCTGGGGAAGTTGCCTGATGTTTAGGCAGTTAGTTGCTGTTGTCCGGATGTTCTTTGACGGACACGGTCAGGTATGTCGCCGTCCGACCCAAAGCAGTCGATAGTTGAGGTACATGGCCTCTGTGACACCAGTTGTACATGAACTGCTGATTTGTCTCGGCAAGCATCCTTTTTTTGTGAAGTTGGGGACTTGAAACTGAGCCCCCACCGTCAACATTACTCCTCCAGCAAACTGCGCAGCATCCAAGCCGTCTTCTCGTGCACATCAATCCTTTGAGTCAGCACGTCTGCAGTGGGTTGGTCATTGGCTTTGTCCACAATGGGGAACAGGTTGCGTGCGGTACGCGCCGTGGCTTCTTGGGCTTTGACCAAATGCTTGATCATCTCGGTGGCCTTGGGGACTCCGTCGATTTCAGAAATGGACGCACGCTTGACAAATTCTTTGTAAGTGCCAGGGGCCGGATATCCCAGTGCACGAATCCTCTCCGCGATAACATCCAGCGCAGCCCACTGCTCTGTGTACTGCGTCATGAACATGGTGTGCAGCGTGTTGAACATGGGCCCAGTGACGTTCCAATGAAAATTGTGAGTCATCAAGTACAGCGTGTAGCTGTCCGCCAACAAATCAGAAAGCCCTGAGGCAATCTTTTTGCGGTCTGCATCCGAGATGCCGATGTTGATTTCCATACTCTGTTTCTTGCTGGCCATATGGGCTCCTTGTGATGCGGTTGAGTAAACCATCCTGTTGAAGTCATGCCCTGAGCCAATGGCTCAGGGCACCTCGATCAAAGGTCAAAGCGGTCTGCGTTCATGACCTTGACCCAGGCAGCCACGAAGTCCTTGACAAACTTCTCGCGGTTATCGTCCTGCGCGTAGACCTCAGCATATGCCCGCAAGATCGAGTTGGAGCCAAACACCAGGTCCACACGGGTAGCGGTGAATTTGGTGGCACCGCTTGCGCGGTCAACGATGTCGTAGCTGTTGCGGCCCGTGGGTTTCCAGCTGTAGGACATGTCCGTCAGGTTGACGAAGAAGTCGTTCGTCAGCACGCCCGGACGGTCTGTGAAGACGCCGTGCTTCGTGCCACCATGGTTGGTGCCCAGCACACGCATGCCGCCCACCAACACCGTCATCTCGGCAGCGGTCAGCCCCATCAGTTGGGCGCGGTCCAAGAGCAACTCCTCGGGCTTGACGACATAGTTTTTCTTTTGCCAATTACGGAAACCATCGGCCAGAGGTTCCAACACCTCGAAGGATTCGGCATCGGTCTGTGCCTGCGTGGCATCACCACGTCCAGGCGCAAATGGCACCTGAACATTGACCCCGGCAGCCTTAGCCGCCTGCTCAATGCCCACGCAACCGCCGAGCACGATCACATCGGCCACGCTGGCTCCGGTGTCGGCAGCGATCTTCTCGTAAACGGCCAACACCTTGGACAAGCGAGCAGGTTCATTGCCTTCCCAGTCCTTCTGGGGTGCCAGGCGAATGCGCGCGCCGTTGGCGCCGCCACGGTGGTCGGAGCCGCGGTAGGTGCGGGCGCTGTCCCAGGCGGTGCTCACCATTTCGCTGACAGACAAGCCAGCAGCGGCGATCTTGGCCTTGACAGCGGCAACGTCGTAAGTCTTGTTGCCTGCAGGCACCGGGTCTTGCCAAATCAGGTCTTCAGCTGGCACCTCAGGGCCGATGTAGCGGGTCTTGGGACCCATGTCACGGTGGGTGAGCTTGAACCAGGCACGGGCAAACACCTCGTCGAAGTAAGCCTGATCCTTGGCAAAGCGCTCCGAGATCTTGCGGTACTCGGGATCCATCTTCATGGCCATGTCCGCATCGGTCATCATGGGCATGCACTTGATGGAAGGATCTTCCACGTCAGGCGGCATGTCTTCGGGCTTGATGTTGACGGGCACCCACTGCCAAGCGCCCGCTGGGCTCTTGGTGAGCTCCCAGTCATAGTTGAGAAGCAGCTTGAAATAGCCGTTGTCCCATTGGGTCGGGTTGGTCGTCCAGGCGCCTTCAATCCCGCTGGTGACTGTGTTACGGCCAATGCCACGGGTTTTGTGGTTCATCCAGCCGAAGCCCTGCTCTTCCAGATCAGCGCCTTCTGGTGCGGGACCCAAGTTGGCTGCATCGCCATTACCGTGTGCCTTGCCGACCGTATGACCACCAGCGGTCAAAGCCACGGTTTCCTCATCATTCATGGCCATACGGGCGAAGGTCACACGCACGTCATGAGCGGTCTTCAAAGGATCGGGCTTGCCATCCACGCCTTCGGGGTTCACGTAAATCAAGCCCATCATGACGGCAGCCAAGGGGTTCTCCAGGTCACGCTCACCGCTGTATCGGCTGCCTTCGCCGCCGCTCTTGGCCAACCACTCTTTTTCAGAGCCCCAGTAAATGTCTTTTTCCGGATGCCAAATATCTTCACGACCGAAGGCAAAGCCGAATGTTTTGAAGCCCATGGATTCATAGGCCACGTTGCCTGCGAGGATGATCAGGTCAGCCCAGCTGATCTTGTTGCCGTATTTTTTCTTGATGGGCCACAAGAGGCGACGGGCCTTGTCGAGGTTACCGTTGTCGGGCCAGGAATTCAAAGGCGCAAAGCGCTGGTTGCCAGTACCTGCACCACCTCGGCCATCGGCCACGCGATAGGTGCCCGCAGCATGCCAGGCCATGCGGATCATCAATCCACCATAGTGCCCCCAGTCGGCAGGCCACCAAGGCTGACTGCTGGTCATGAGCTCGGTCAGATCCTTCTTGAGGGCTGCCACATCCAGCTTCTTCACTTCCTCACGGTAGTTGAAGCCTTGCAGTGGATTGGTCTTAGAGTCGTGCTGGTGCAAGATGTCCAGGTTCAATGACTCTGGCCACCAGGCTTGCGCCATGCTGGCGTGACTGGCACTGGAATTTGCGCCGTGCATGATGGGGCACTGCCCCGTGCTGGATTGTTGGCTGTCCATGGTCTGCTCCTTTGCAGGTGATTTGTTCATGTGCTGTCTCGCAATTTAACATGACTCACTTTAAACGGTCTGTTAGGTCGCATCCAGTTGGCAATTCAAATCCAGGTAATAGTCAAAGGCTACCGACAGGGAAGCGATTCATCGGAAGTTTTCGGGTTGCAATGCCACCATGTGTTGCTCATGGGTTGGCACTCCTGATCGCAACCCGTGAAGGTTTACCCGGTTTTACAAATCCTCTCTGGTAGCACCAACGGCATCTTCTTCTGCGACCGCTTTTGGCCGAACTGAGTCGGCGGCCCTTGACCGGCTCTACCCGACCCATCCCAGTCGTTGGCAGCGAAGCGAAGCTGTCATTCACGAAGCCAGCCCTTCGGCCATAAGCAGACTCTCAGTCCCCGCACGATATAGAGAATTGGGTGTCTCGCTGGAGAGTGAGACCT